GGGCCAGCAACTCTTTGAACCCCTTGGAGGCGGCAAGCCGCTCGTAACGTCGCTTAGCGAGCCTGCTACGCCTAATGGCGGGACTTCTAGGGCCCCTCGCGGGACAAGGAACCAGCGCGTACGCCGTAGCGGTGCGATTAAGACCAGCGTAAAGTTTACAGATCTTAACATTCCGCTGCTAGGCACAGACATCAAGGACTCGGTCACTGAGAGGAAGGCACCTGCTCCAGCCGAACTCCCAGCGCAATACGAGACCGCAATCAAGATGACTCGTACCAAGGCGCAGATGATGAACCTTATCCCAGACGAGGTTGATGAGGTCAAGCTGTTCCAGCAGATGCTCATGCGCCGTACGGACATGGAGTCTGAGCAGGCACGCCTGCGCTCGATGTTCCGACGCTTTGACAATCTCTACCATCCAACCACGATGACGCTCGGCGGTGCAGACCACTGGCCAGAAGATCCAAGCGCACGCCTTGCTGGCCGCGCCCACATCTCGGTCAACGTGCACCCCGCGTATGTCAACATCCCTGCGTCGCTGCAGGCTGTTCGACCAGTCATTAACTACGTCCCATCAAACACCGACCCAGAGTCGCGTACGCTCGCATCCGAGCGTGAGCGGCTCTTCTTCCGTTGGTGGGAGGAAAATGATTTCGACCTCTTGCTTGAGGACGCTTGTACGTTGAAGTCCCTTTACGGGCACACTGCAGCAAAGATCTACTGGGATCCATACCTTGAGATTCCTCGCGTTTCCATTGTTGAGTCGCCAGAGAATCTATACCTTGGGTACGGGTCGTCAGACTTCCGACGCATCGACTGGTCGCTCTACGTCTACGGCCTATCGCCGCAGGCGGCCAAGGAGGAGTTTGGCATTGACGTAGTGCCAGTTCATCACGGCACGTCGACCTTCCTGTACACGACATCCTCAACGCACGAAGACCCGCTGGCAAGCGTGTACCGCAACAACTTGGAGAAGAACCCACAGCGCAACCGTTCGCAGTATGAGCTCCAGCAGGTTGAAGTCTATGACTACTGGTACAAGAAGCCAACCGAGCCAGGAAAGCCGCCGATTGTGTGCAACTCTATCTTTGTTGGCAACACAATGGTCAAGAACGAAGAGCACCCAGAGTACGAGGGCATAATCCCGTACATTCCGCTCATCAACCAGCGCATCCCTGGCAGTCCGTACGGCAAGCCAGAGCTCTACGACGTGGAGCAGTTGCTCCGCGAGAAGGACGAGCGTATGAGCGCTCAGGCCCAGATGATCCACTCAACCGTCGGCGGGCAGATGTGGCAGCTTGTCGGTGCCGAGGCGCCTGACGAGGTACCACCAAATGCAATTCCAAAACCGAACCGTATCGCCACCCCTGGACCTGGCAACGAAATCCGCACCATCGTGCCGTTCGTCCCAGAGTTCCAGGTTGAAGATTACAACCGACGAATCGACCGAGAAATCGCCGTTGTCACGGGATTGAACGACTTGCTGCTTGGCCTTGCGCCTACCAGCGTGCTTGGCTCGTCCCGTGCTATTGCGTCGCTTGTGGCCAACTATGAGGCACGACTGGCGCCAAAGCGCAAGATTCTTTACTCCTGGATTAAGCAGGTGTGGGAGATGACTGGAAAGCTTTGGTCATCTAAGGACCGCGACATCGAGTTTATCCTTGGCGGCGAATACCGAATCGACATTGTTCCACCAGAGCTCACGCCGCGAGACACGCTCGAGCTCGCTCAAACCGCAATCAACCTTGTGCAGAACCGAATCTGGAGCGCAGAGCGCGCAATGGATCGCGTTGGCGTCGAAGACCCAGAGGGCGAGAAGGAAGTCATCCGCGAGGAGCAGACGGACGCCACGCTCAATCCAGCCTCTGTGCTCACCATGGGCAACTTGGTTGCAGTGTTCCGCCAGCTTGGCGTAGCGATGCCTGGCCAGGAGGACGCGGCCGCCCAAAGCATGAACGCTTCACGGACCCTCAATCCGCCAACTACTGGCACTGAGGCAATGAATTCGCCAGAACAGCAAGGTAATCCGCCAGCGGAATCGGTTCCAGGAAACGCCCAACCAGGGGTTGCAATGGCAGAACCGCAAGTAGCAACTGAGGAGAACGTCTAATGGCACGAGTAGGTAGGTTCGCACGAGGGGGAACTGGCGGGTCAAACCTGTCGCAGTTGGTCTACGACCTTATGCGGTCGCAGATGACGCGGCAGGCCAACGCCATCGTTGACGCATACATGAACCAGTACGACTATCGCGGCACTGGAGTGCCTTCACGCGACTACGCCATTTCGTTCCTACGCGAGTACCTTAGTAATTCCTGGATCACCCAGGCCGACAGAGACCAGATTAACCAGAACATTCAGCGAATTAACGAAGAGGAAAACGAGCGGATCGAAACAGGATTTATCAACGCAATTAACGCAGATCCAACCGACACGGAATCTGTAAAAGATTATATTGCGTTTTTACGTGAACAGGCCGACGGGGCAGAAAGCCCTAACTTGCAGAGCGAGGCGAGGTCAAAGCTATTTAATGCTTTGGGTACGCTTGTCGACCGAGTCGGTGAAAAGTATAAGGGCGGACTAATTGATGGGGAAACGTTTGCTGCGCAGACCCAAGAGGCTCTAAACGAATACGAAAAGGGCTCATCCCAGCACAGGCAAATCCTTACTAAGGTCGTAACATCGAAATACGATGCGGAGTTCAAGCAGCAAAATCAACTACTTTCAAACGCAGCTGCAGATGGTTCTGACGCATACCTTGCCCAACTTCGTGTATTTAGGAAGTGGGCGGAAAATCAAGTTACTGCTATGGCGGCTGAAGGCCTTGCTCAGGTTAATGAGAACGGGGATGTAGTCTCTGGAATCGATGCCGCACTTGACGCTCAAACACGACTCAACGACGCATCGCAAAAGATCAAAGATGCTGGTGCTATTGCTGCCAAGGAAGCCGCAACTAAGCGCCTTAACACTATGAACAAAGATGCTAACGAGTTCCTAAAGCAGGTTAACCAAGTTCTTGGTTCAAATTACGGCACGCTTCAGGCGTTTGCTGGAAACCAGATTGATGTCAACCGATTCTATTCAGCAGCCCCAGCCTCAGTTCGGGGGACCGATGGCTTCATGAACCGAGACAAGTTTGTCAGCTTTATGTTCGGAAGCGGCAACTCACTTATGCAGGCCGCAAAGGCGGCTGGGGTTGCCCAATACAAAGAACTTAACAAGCTCTCAAAGGGATACGGCAGAAACACCTTGGTTGACGATGCCGCGATTCTATTTGCCGAGTGGTCAGATAAGACTGCAGTAACAAATGGAGAAGCAATCGAGAACACTAAAGTCCTTGACCAAACGATTGCAGAGTACAAAAACTTGCTCGCCCAATACGGGTCCAGCATTAACCCAACAGAACTTCAAGTGCACCAGAACACACTTAGCTACCTCGAGCAGGCGCGAGAGGGAAAGATCCCAGAGATTGACGGCTTGACCGCGTGGGACCTTGCAAATCCGTACAGTCAGCAATATGATCCAGCTACTGGGCAGTACAACAGCACGTTTGAGGGAGTCCTCAACCTTGCTGGCGGAGATGCCGCAACGGCTAAAGAGATCGAAAGCGGGAAGATCCTTAGTGCCTACATTGGCCCAGACGGCAAGTGGAAGTACGGTGCCGCAGTTAACCCAGATAGCACAGATGCTCTTAGCTATCTAGATATTTCGACGGGTAAGAAGAAGTTTATCGGTGTTACTGGTACGGCAATCGTTGGGTTGGACCCAACAGACGACACCAAGACTGTTGACAAGGCAACAATTTATAACCTTGGAAACGGAGACTTCATGATTCGGGGACTTGACGGAACCCTGTACAAGAGAAACTACGATCCGTTCTCTGGCCAAGTTATTACCTACAATGACTTTAAGGCTAAGTACACGCAACGACGTGCAGTATCCGATACCACTGGTGCAAGCCAAGTTGTCCAAACCCCAGAGTATGTTGTTGGAAACCTGCAAATCAACAAGGGAGATCCTAACGTAACCGAAGCAAAAGACGCTCTTACAAGCGGACTTGATAAGCGGATTGAAGATATTAGGAATAATACCGATATTACTCCAGACGCAATCGACAAGATTGTTTCAAGAGAAATTGAAACCGCGGTTGGTGCGTTTGGAACGTCACCGTACGCAAAGCTTATTACCGACAAGTACGGAAGCTCAATCCTGGGCGTTCCGTCTACTCGAGGAGGATCAATTGCTCTTCCGCCGTTTATGCGTGATAACTATCGAGCGGACGAGTTGACATCTTACGCATTCCGAAACACTCCAATTGCTGGAATGTTTACACCAGAGCAGAAGCAGCAAGCCCAAAACCAGTTTAGGGCTGGCGAGCGAGAGTCTTTGAATATCCTTCCAGCCCCGTCTAAGGTAACCCCAGTAAAGGGAATTGGCGGTCGGACGTCAGTAAACCCAATTAATCGATAAGAAAGGGCACAAATGCCAAAGAGTCCATTTGACCGTCTAGGAGACGGGGCAGCAGGTTCGTCCAAGGTCGTCCTTGGACAGACGCAGATTTCTGCGCCAAGCAAGACACAAGAGTCAACTGCTGGCATTGGTAAACTTTCTATCGACCTGTCTGGCCCAAAGCGGCAGACTGGAACGTATTACTACGACACCAACATGCTCGGCGAGCAGGTCGGTGGAGCGGTTGGTGGCGCTGTTGAGGCAGTCGGCGGACTTCCAGTTATTGGACCAGCCCTTGGTGCGCTTGGCGAAGGTCTAAATTTTCTTGGGCAAGAGCTTCTCTACAAGCCGCAAGCCAAGCAAAAGATCGAGCGCTACATCCAGCGCAAAGACTACCCAAACCTGCCGAAGCAGAAGGACATCCTTCAGCAATTTGGAGATTGGTTTACCGTTGCGTCCAACCCATTTAATCCAAAGCGCCTTACAAATCAACTTGCATTTGAAAAGTCTCTTGAGGGAAGAGACCCTGTTACACAAGCCCTTGCAAAAGGGGCATACGGAGTAGCGGAAGTTGCAGCCATGGGAGCTGGCGTCGTGGCCGCAGGGAGGCTTGGAGGCCCAACACAGCTTGGCTTCTTAGGGTCTGCTGGTAAAGTTATTGGGGGAACGGCTGGCGGGTCATCTGTTGCTACCCTTCTTTCGACCGATCCAGACGAGTTGCCAAATGCAGTGAAATCGATGCTCGACAATGGGGCCACGCCAGACGAGGCCATTGATTTCATGAGCAGGAATTACAACTGGTTTGGTGACGACCTTGCAACAAACCTTATTACCCAAATCTATGTAGACCCACTCAACAAGGGCGGGTCTCTTTTCCGCGCCAGCCAGCGCATTGCTGGTATCCAAGATGTTTCCCAACTTACTGGCAAGAGCTTCTCTGAGATTGCCGCGTCCCAAGGCATGAACAAAATGGAGATTGCCGTAGCTAAGCGCTTTGGCCTGCTCGGTAGCGCATACCGCGCAGGCGGACGGCCAATCGACAAGCTCAAGGAAATCGTTCGCGGAGACACCGTGGTTGCGATCAAGGACGTCTTGCGAATGGGTACGTTTGTAGAGGCAGAAAACATTGCTAAGAGAGTCGGAGGTTCTGCCCCAGAACTTCTCCGAACTGGCGTCAACCGCTCCATGCAGTACGTCATTACCGATGCGCTGAAGGCTCCACTCTCCCGCACTGCGGTCGAGAACTCACGTGGCTACGCTGATCTTGTAATGACAACGGCTGGTCGAGACGGCATTGAGGGACTTCGCAACCTAGAAGGATTGCGCGGGGCAAACGACGCATACCTCCAGAAGTTTGTTGACCTGACCGAAGCGTACAAAAAGGGCAGGAAGCAAGAGCAGCTTGACGCCATTGAGGAGATGACGCAGCTCATTTCAGAAAACAAGAATATTGAGTTCCTTAACAAGGAGCTTTCTGGCCCAATCCTGCGACAAGCTGCTACGCGGCTGCCAGTGCTTGGCAGGCTGCAGCGGTCCGAAACAATTGGCGCTGGTCGACTCAGCTTGCTCCGAAGCATGCAGCGTTTTGAGGCGCCTATCGCTCGATATATGACGGATCCATCTGCCCCATCATCTGTTGTGTTTAGAAGCAAGATCACAAAGAACCTTCAGACGCTGTTTGATACTTCTGGGAATGGCAATGCAAAAGTCGTTGTTCAAGAGGTCAATCGACTATTTGAGAAGTCTCTCAACATGTGGAAGGCTGGCAAGAAGGCGGACGCGGTGGCAGACCTTGCCCGCATCCTCGAGGTGTTCCGACTTGGCCGATTTGCCAAGGCTATCGAACTAGCCGATGCGGCCAGGAAACTGACTGGGCTAAAGATTACCCCAGTGCTTGAAAGCCGTTTCTCGCTCGACGGCCTCAAGAAGGCCATTGATGACTTGCAGTCAGCGCTTGACTCTGGCGATTCACAGCGCATTATCGACACAGCGACCGACATCGTCATCGGCAACGATGATCTGGCATTCAAATTCGACAATGTTGATTTTGAGGCCCAGCTTGCAGACGACCCAGTCCGAGAAGCGACTGACGTCCTGCGCGCACTTCGCCGCATTGAACGAACTGGGGCGTGGGTCAGCAGAATCCCAGATGACCTTGCAGCCAAGCTTGACTTTATCGAGACTGGCGGCATGGAGGACGTGCGCCTTGGCATGGAGGAAAACCCCCTTGTCGGCGGGACCAAGCGCACGCTCGAGTCGATCTACAACACGTCTCAGCTCGGCGCAACGCAGGCTAATAAGATCAATAGCGCAGCAGACATTGTCAAGTTCTTTGACAACGAGACCACTGAGCCTATTGCATCGATCTTGCACCACGGTGAAGATAAGATGCACAACTACGCAAACTTTGGTGGAGATAAGTGGAGCAATGGGGACTCCATACTTGATCACATTTACCTGCAGGTCACCAAGCAAAACGTAGGTCCAAAAATCGATCAGGTCTTTGGGAATCCATTCCTTGAGCGACAATCGGTCGAAGCTTTCCATCAGGGCGTATTAACTCTCAATAGGTCTACTTGGTCCAATGTTTATGACCGCTCTGAAGCTTTTGCAAAAGGACCAATCTACGGAAACTTTGGAAACTTTGTCAAGGGGCTTAGCAAAGAAAACGTTGCGGCAGCTGATGTTGTAAAGACGCTAGGCGAAGGGGAGTCCGTAGGTGGTGTAAAGCTATCCCAGACATCATTTATTCCGCTTGGTTGGAATGAACGCCTTGTAGAGGATGCAAGTTTCCTTGGGTCTCTTGGCGCTGGGAACAAGGCAAAGTTCCAATACGCCAACAACAGGCTCATGGGATTCAGGGTCAATCCAGAAACAAATATCCCATTAGAGTTCAACATGCCAATGTCAGACGTTGGCACCAAGAACTTTGCCGCCGTAGCACAGCTTGCCTGGAACCGAGTGTTCCGAACTTCTGCGCACAGCGGAAAGTCTGGCGATGGTATCTGGCAAGTTCCTCCAGTTCGAGTGTCGAAGGCCAACCTAGACGGAGCGTTGAGCGACGGATTCGGTTCTCCATCAATGACGTCCATGAACGACTTGCCATTTGGCTATTACTCACAAGACCTCTATGGAATTACAGATCCAGTAAACATGGATCAGATCGGGCCACGATCTGCGATTATTCCTGGAGATTCACAAGAGGGATTCGAAACGATCCTTAGTCTTACGGCTGACGCGAGGGCGAAACTTTACCTGTCGCCACAGCGATTGGCAGCCGCATACGCAATGGAGGGGAATCCTCGGCTGGCAGTTCCAGACCTCGACAGGATTTCCCTTGTGGTCGACGACCAGAGCAAGGACCTCCTTCGGGCTGTAGAGCTGACTCAATCCGATATGAAGATGTCAGACTATATCTTTGGGCAGTCGCACAATGCTGACGTATCGGTAGAAGATTACCTAAAGGTTTATCTGTCCAAGCCGATCTCCAATGTGGTTTCTGGGGAAGGGTCATACACCGTCTTTGACATGGTATCTGAATACCTGGTTGGGAAAAAGACAACGATCCAGGCCGAAGGATGGGAGAGCATTGGCAAGGCGCTTCAAGACAAGGGCCTGATTGACGATACGTTCCTTGCGCTAGACATGATTGACGGTGCTCGAAAATTCGGGACTGACATGATCAAGGGCGCTCAAGATGCGTATTCGATTACTTCTACTATCGACGACCTTGGCGACTACCGAATGTCATGGGCGGATTTTCTCCACGGAATGGACGCAACAGATGCGATTACCAAGGGCGCTGGAAGCAGGATTAGTAATTTTAACTACGGCTCCCCATCAAATATCTTCCAGCGGGCGTTTAATGTCATTTCATCCTCAGATGGCCTTGACCCAGTGACGTTTGCTCTGCTTAGGAAAATTGACGATACAGACAAGGAGCTGATTGCAGAGATTAGGTCTTACATCATGGGTGGCGATTACAGAGAAGCCCTTGATAAAATCAGTGATTATGCCTTTAAGAAAGGCACTGTCATTGACAACAAAAATCTTTACTACGAGGTTATGACATCCCAGGCTCAAATGCATGCGCTTGCCGAAAGCATCGGCACGTTCATGGATACCCGTATCGCCAGAAGGATTCTCAAGAATCTTTCGTTAAGCCCAAACCAGGACCACTGGCGACGGCAGCAGACCTTCCAGCGTGTATTCGATCCAAGCGGATTCCCGTTGCTGGAGCGTCGTTTTGTTTCTCCACTTGAAGGCAACGTAATTTTGAAGAGCTTCAATCCAACAAACGCAAAGCTTGTCGCAGGAGAGGGCAAGTTTGTCCCACTCATTGAGGGGATGGACACCGCAAGGATCACGGCAATCATCGACGTGATGAGGGGAAATGTCGACGGCGCCCAGTCTGCGCTTGCTGCCGAAAAGGCCGCCAAGATGTCGCTTCCAAAGCCTGGGTCAGAAGCCGCTGAGAAACTTGTCAATGACGAGCAGATGCAGCAACTGGTTCAGACTCGTGCGTCTATGCGCGAGCTTGGATACGAGATGGGAATTGAGCCTAAGACTGGCTACATCCAGGGCTACGATGTCGTCAAGGGCGTTAACGGCAACGCTGTTGTCCGACCACGATACGACCTGTACACAAGCATCGACGAGAACGTGGACCTTAGCGGATTTGGCTTGGGCGATCCTTCGTCCGTTCCGCTTGTACAGGGCGGCGTCCTGCAGAAGGCCCGATCATCGTTTATTCCAATTGCAAACAACGAGCTCTACGACCTAGCCGTTGAGCGATTTAGGGTGTACCTTGGCAACAAGGTCAGCCGAGAAGAGTCGCTTCGCATTATGGCAAACCTTGTTGAGCGAGCGGTTCAGCAAGAGATCAACCCTGGCGGACTGACCGAAGTAGAGGTGGCAGATATTGCCCTAAGTACGTTTGGCAATGGAGAGAAGGCCGCCCAGAAGTATGCCCGAGTATTCGGTCCAGAGTCTGGGAACGCCAGTCCTCGAGCAGCACTTCTTTATGCTTTGCAGGGTGATGCGAAGTCGATTGGCCTAACAACCAACTTCTCCAAGAGGATTCAGGCCCAGCGGCCAGAGCTTGCAACACTTGCAAACAAGCTTTACCCATTGATGCGGTACCGATACAATCCATACTTTAACCAGCAAGAAGCGATTGAGCCGTACGCCTTTACTTTGCTGCGGGGTATCCGAGGCGAAAAGGATTTCCGAGAAGGCAGCATGCTTTCCGAAATCCTTGCCGCTCCTGGAGCGTTCCGATATGACAACCATGAGATCGGCGCACACGTGCTCCGAGTAGGTGGGTCCGTCATGAACGAAATTTCTCAGTCAATTCCAAAGTCTGACGAGCTAGTTGAACAAAGCATTTCTAAGGTTGTAAAGAACGCTGGCGGAAAAGTTTACAGTTACCTAGTCCCTGTCTCAGAGGAGATGCGCCAGGTTATTGCCCGCCGAAAGCTTTCGGCAATTGACGCCACAGCCCTTAACGAAGTCCGCCGAAGTGTCGGCCCTCGCCTGGCAAAAGAGTTCCCAGAGTTCAATAAAGTGATGTACGATATCACGGGGACAATGGACGTATCTACAAACCTAGATGCGTTGATTGACATGCACATCTACGGAACTATCCCAGCGAAGATTCAAAGCATTGCAGACGTCAGTTCTGCTCCGTACACGTTTGGAGTAAAGTCCAATATTGCGGACGTTGTCAAGCTGCGTGACGATATCTCAGTGCGCTATCTGACAGAAGAACGTCTGGCAGAAATGGACAATATTGCAGTACAACTTGCTGAAAGAATCCCAGACACATTTGCTGCTAAGAAGCGGATCCTAAGCGCATTCCACGCATACAAGAAGTCCATCAGCGCACAAGCGTCTGGGGCAATTCGAGAAACTGCAGAAGGACCGTACGCTGGGAAGGCTGCTGTAACAACCCTTGATAACGTAAAGGACGAAAGCACAAGGGCTTTGCGGGAATGGGTATCCAATAAGTTCCAGAATATTTCCAAGTACTTAGTTGCTAAAAACGAATTTAAGGCACAGCCAATCCTTGGGGAATCCCAAAACGTAGAGGACATGGTCCGCTATGCAACAAATGCTGGCGAGTACCGCCCGAACGCAAGCAACCCGTTTAACCAGATGGACAAATTCGTTAAGTCTATCGACGATGTTGTGACTACCAATAGGGTGGCAATCAGTGTTCCGCTGTACCGAGGAATCAACTTTGAAAGATTGGTTGGCCCAGGAGCAAAGATTGAAGTCGGAACAGAGTTCGGCTACGAGTCATTCTCGTCGTTCTCAAGAAGCTGGGCAACTGCCAAGTCGTTTGCAGACGAAGGTGCAGCAGCAATTATTCAAATCCCGAATCCAAAGGGTTTGCTTGGGTTTGACCTGAACGCAGTTGGTGCTTCGCACATTAGAGACGAGGCCGAAGTATTACTTCCACGTGGTACGAGGTTTAGGATTGTTCAGCAGCTCCAGGATATTGGCGGCAAGGAGCAGTACGTCGTTGACGTTATTTTGGCTCCAGACTACATCTCTTCTTACAGAAGGCTGTCCCCAACAGAAGCAGCTCGATCAAGCCTAGTCAGCGCGTTCAACGATTTCATTATTGAGGACGCAAAGATTGAGAAAAGCTCCAAGTTGGTTGAGAGGCTGCTCGCTACAAGTCCAGCGGTTCTAAACGAAGTCCAGCGAATGGGCGTAAACTTTGGTGAGGACCTAAACGTCGTAAGGAATATTAGGACGACACGGCAGAAGCTTTCAGTCAACCCCGCAAATATGGGGGCAACCGAGACTGGGGCAATGATCGACTCTCATCGTGGCGTTCCAGAGTTCCAGGAAGCCCCAGTTGCACCGATCTCTGCGCCTGAAATTGTATTTGGAGAGGCGACTGGCAAGGGCCCAGAGGCTACGCTTAATGTTGGAGGACGAACAAATACATGGCGCGGCACAGATGGTGTCACACGTTACGTTAAGCGCGTAGCAAAGATGGACTACGATGACCAGCGATTTGCTGCAATTAATGAATACATCAGCAACCAACTTTATCGAAGGATGGGAGTTTCCGTGCCTCAGTCGAGCCTTGTCGTCGACCCAGAGACAGCAGAAATTTACCATGCGTCCGAGTGGATTGGCGGGATCAAGACGCTGCGCGAAGCGTACGGAACATACGACAAGGTCCCGCAAGAAGTTGCCAAGCAAATCATGGACAACCACGTTGCCGACCTCATCGTCGGAAACACTGACGTTGTAGGGCTTCAGCTAGATAACGTTGGCATCCTAGACAACGGCAGAGTCGTCCGAATCGACGTTGGTAGCACAGCCAAGTTTAAGGCTGGTGGTGTGCACCGAGGCCTGTCAGAAGGAACGCCAGACCTGGTTCGTCCAGAGTATGTATTCAATCCTAACGTAGGCGGCAGCGGCAAGCAGCTAAGGGATATTGCCATCCGTGCGTATCCAGATCTTAAGAGTGTCGGATCAATGACTGAGATCCCGACCTTCCTGTCCCAATACTCAGAGATGCGTGCAATGCTTGGCGACACTGACCAACTTATTTCCGACACCCTAAAGGGCGTTGAGGCAGAGGTCCTAAAGGCGAAGCTGTTTACGCCAGACGAGCTTGCTCGAGAGTTCGGCGGAGAACTTCCTAGGATTATCAAGTCTCGCTTGGCAAGCTTAGACGTTATCGCCACAAAGCTCAGGGAAGAGGCGGCTGCACTGGCTGACCTTCAGAAGTCTGCCAAGCCGATCAGGATTAAGGGCAAGAAGTTCAAGGCTTCAACCATGAACATCTCTCGAAGGCTGGCAGAGGCTGCGGCTCGTGACGAGCTGCGATTGCCAGCACTTGACGAAGCCCTCAAAAAGATGGAGAATAAGCAGCTCCTCACGCCAGAAGAGGAGATGGCACTTGGCAAGGGTCTTTCCAACTTCCTGTTCCAGCGAGCTGCAATGCAGGATATGATTGGGTTCTTCAAGACGGCCCACATCAAGGGCATGGAGATTGCGGCACGCGAGCAGCTATATAACCCATACAAGGGAGCGCTTGAGCGCACGCTAAACCACCCATTCCTTGGGCCATACCCGACTTCGTACATGTACGGCAAGATCTTGCCAGCGTTTATTAATGCGCTATTCAAGTATGCACCGTTTACTAGCGAATATGCACCGTTTGTTGGATACCGCAGGTTTGACCTGATTGCCGACCACGTGGCCGCAGCGTTGGAAACCAGCCCAGAACTACAGGAGTACGTCAACAGCCGACCGCCGTTGATCATGTTCCTCAACGGCTTGCTCCCAGGCTGGCCGACGGATATCGGAGTCAGCCTGCCGTACTGGATGCGTGAGGGAATCATGCGCCCAATTGCAGAGGGCAAGCTTGAGTCTATCCCAGGCGAGCTGACGCGAGGCGTGACAACACAGATTGAGCGTACGGTTGGGCCGCTACAGACAATCAGGGCAACCACAAGCGCGCTATCGGATATCCAAAACTTCCTTACTGGCGACCCACAACGGAGCGTCATTGACGAAGTCAGCGATTTCCTAACACCAAGAGAATAAAAAGGGAATGGCCCCACCTTTGATAGGGGCTCGCAATTAAGGAGAACAGTCAGGATGGCTGAAGAAGTCGCCGCTCCTATCGTGGAGCAGTCGCCAGCACCAGAGGTTGTTGCAGAACAGCCTACTGTGGCCACTGCCCAAGATGAGGACGTAGCCACTTGGAAGAAGCGCCTAGCTGGTAAGGATCAGGCCCTCACCGCTACGCAAAAAGAGCTTGCTCAAATCCGTGAGGAGGCAGAGCAGCTCAAGAAGTGGAAGGCCGAAGTCGAGTACGCCAATATGACGGAACTCGAAAAGGTCAACCTCAAAGCACAGCAGTTGGAGGCCGAACTAAAGGCGACACGAGAGGCAGCTGAGCGGGATACCCTTGCTCAGAAGCACCCATTGTATGCCCAGTTTGCCGAGAAGGTACAGGGACTTAGCGTTGCGGCTCAGGCCGAAGCGTTTGAGAACTTTATTTCTTCCGTCAATAAGGAGCAGCCAAAGGATACTTTCGTGGATGTCAACGCCCCACGCAAGAGCACGCCAGCTCCGAAGCAGCGCACTGCTGTGGAGGTCATTGAAGATATGAAGGCGTTGGGCAACCCATTTAGCAAGTAAACCAAGGAGTAAATAGTGGCTACGACCAGTACCGCTACCTCGGGTTTTAGCGATCTTGTACAGGAGCTAGTCCAGGCGCGAGCCGAGGAAGAGCTTCGCGCCCGTGCCGTTCACGCAATGCCAGGACTTTACGTCCCAGGCCGTTTCGTGAAGGGCACAAACACGATTCGCTACGCCCGCTATGCGGACCTTTCAACCAACACGACCCCTCTTACCGAGGGTTCAGCGCCAACCGATGACGCTCTGACGATTTCGTCCGAGTACTTCACGGCAGCGCAGTACGGTGGTACCGTCGCAGTGACGGACCTCGCCCAGCTTGACTCGCCGCACGACCTCATCAGCATTGCTGCTGAGCGCGTGGCGTACAAGGCAACCCGCACGATGGACAACCTCGTGCGCGACAACCTGCACAGCACGGCTGTGACAAGCGCCATCTTTGGCGCTACAGGTGCTACGGCAGTAACGGCCAACGCCGCCACCGCAGTTAGCGCTGCAATCTCAGGTTGGCACATTAAGCGAATGGTTGCAAGCTTGCTTGCTTCCAACGTCGCACCGTTTGCAGACGGCTTCTATCGGTTGATTATTCACCCGAATCAGCAGTTTGACTTGCTTACGGACACTTCGGCAAACGGCTTCATCGAGCTCAACAAGTACGTGTCGGATCTTCCTGCACTTACTAATGAGATCGGCCGCTTCGGCGGTTGCCGTGTTGTAGTTTCGTCCGATGCGTTCCGCGCATCAGGCGCTGCCCCGACGACCTATTCGGCTTCGGGAGCAAACTACGCCGCGCTCTTCGTTGCGCCTGACGCTTACACCATTGGTGACAGCCAGACGCTTCAGAGCTACTTCGTGGCGCCAGGTGGCGACCACAGCGACCCACTCGCCCAGAAGGCGTTGGTCGGCTACAAGATGCGCTTCGGTTCCATGTGGATCGACGAGGCGGGTGCCCGCTTCCGTATCTTGCGCACGACGTCCACGATCAGCTAATATTTAGCAATCTGGATTTCCTCCCCCAGGCGGCTTCGGCCGCTTGGGGGACAAGCATGGGGGACTAATGACAGAAAATCTAAAGGTGTTAGTTTGGGGCCACGTAGAAGACGGTCCATGCGCATACTTCAGGGGACATCAATTTTCAGACGAGCTGCTAAAGCTTGGGGTGGAGTACAAAGGGATCAGTCGCGTTGATTTCGACGTTGCTGAATCTGGCAGGGGAATGTTGCTACCAGAGGCATTTAGCAAAGGGCTTGTAAGAGTCGATTCAAAAGATATCGACTGGGCGGACGTAGTCGTGTTTCGCCGCTACTACAACACTACTCTGGATTGCAAGGAATGCCCAGCTGTAACATTCAGCTACGACGAGGCTGCTAAGCACGAGCATGGGCCGATGAAAGAGCGGGACATCATCACCCGTTTGCTCTGGCCTACATTTAATTACGCCGACCATGGCAAAGCTATTGTGTACGAGACGGACGATGACCATTTCAATATCAAGAAATGGAACGGGTACATCAAGGACGTGATCCCAGAGTACCCGATGATTGAGGAGATGGCAAAGCGGGCAGACCTCGTGACTACTTCAACGCCAACCATTGCCAAGAGGTATGCACGCTTCAACGACAACATCAGGGTCATCCGTAACGCTGTCGACCCAGCGCTGTACGAACGCACGGCGGAGCGACCAGACACAAGGACGCGCATGCTGTACTACGGCAGCACCGCCCGCATGAGGGATTACGTAGGGGACATTAGCGACAGGGGTAAGATCACTGGCGGGTACGGCGGCAAGGCCGTGCAGGATTTTGCCAGAGACCTTCAACGTGTGTTCATCGGCATGAATGAAAATACCGAGCATATGGTGATGCCGCTCTTCGATGAGGTGCACAAGTA